AAGCAGCTGATGCACAAGAACGACTGAACGGATTAAGAGGACAAGCTACAACATCGACAGTCAGAGGAAAGACCCCGGTCAAGCGATTCGCTCAAGGTGGCTTCGTAAGCCGCCCGACACTTGGCCTCATCGGTGAAGCTGGCGAATCCGAATATATCGTGCCTGAATCTAAAGCGGCAGGATTCGTGTCAAATTACCTGTCTGGAGTGCGCGGGGCGTCCGCAGTTGCAGCGACACCTACCGGATCGACGGGTGGTAGCACTACGATCAACATAACCACCGGCCCGGTGATGGAGTTCGACGGCCAGCGCTACGTCACAGTGGCCGACATGGAGCGCGCCATGCGACTGACCGCTGAAGGCGTGATCGGCCGGTTGCGCACGCCATCTGCACGCATCGCGCTGGGCATGGCCTGATGAGAGCGCAAAGCCAATACCTCCGAATCTATGACGCCGGTGGTACCACCTATCAGCGGTGGCAGAGTTACTACGCCAACACCAGCGTCACATGGTCAAGCGCCAGCTGGAACTATGTCCCGTTCATTGCTGATGGCATCACCGCCGGGAGCAGTGGCACTGAAGATTCGGTTTCTGTTACTGCTGCAGCAACTGGCCTGGTGTTAGATGCGTTTCTTGCTGCCATCAGCGATGGCCGCCTGGTGGATCTCAGCATCTACCAGTTCGATTCCACCGCCGACAACAACACCCCGCAAGCTGGGCAGGAGCTGGTGGCTGCGTACACCGGCCAAGTAATTGGCGGCAATGGCGGATTGACTAGCCTGACCATACAACTCGGCTCGGCATTGTCTCCCGTTGGAGCACAAGTGCCGCCGCGCCGGTTGACATTAGCGATCATGGGGCAGGGCATCAGGCAGTGAGCTTCCTTTCCTCCAGCGATCCACTGGCACTGCTGGCCATCCAGGCCGGTCAGATCAATGCACCAGCTGATGCAACCGCCGCGCAGGGCACCACAGAGCTAGATAGCCCGCAGCGGTTCGCGCAGATTGGTGAGCCGGTGCCGATCGTGTTCGCCCGATTCCGCAACAGCAAAGGCGGCATCCTGATCAGCCCCGGCGCCACCGAAGCACGCTTCGAGAATGACGCCAGCAACAACGTCACCGCCTATTACATGCTGGTGCTGAGCGAGGGCCAGCTCGACAGCATCCCGGTTAAGGATGTCTTCCAGCGTGCCTGCCGCGTTGGCGCACACACGCAGACCTACAACCGCAGGGCTGGCACCTGGACACCCGGCAACTTCCTGGTGCAGCGTGCCGGTAAGGATTTGCCCGAGGCGCCATTCTTCTGCGGCACGGTCGGCAGCTACCCGGGCATCAGCACGCTCAGCTTCAACGTCACCATCCCGGACGGTTTCGATCAGTACAACCGCCAGGTGCATCTGTTCATCCGTGGTGGCATGGCCGTCACCCGGATCTACGACAGTGTGACCGGCCCCAGCGACAACTTCGCGGACCTGGTGAAGTGGCTGCTGGTCAATACCAGCAGGGTACCAGCGGCGATGATCGACAACACCGCACTGCTGGCAGCATCCACATTCCTTGAGGTGAACGGCCTCACCTGCAACATCGAGATCCGCGAAAGTACCAACTACTCCGACCTTGCCGCCAGGCTGGCGCCCTACTTCCTGCTGGCTGAGAGCAGCGCAGGCGGCAAGCGCGGCCTGCGGCCACTGCTGCCGGTGACTGGCGCTGGCGCCATCAAGACTACGGCGATCACGGCGGAGTACACCTTCACTGAAGACACGGTGCTGCCCGGCACGCTTGAGATCAACTACCTGTCACTGGCGGACAGGCAACCGTTCGTGGCGCAAGTGATCTGGCGCCAGCAGCTGGAGAGCGACATCGGCATCATCCGCACCGCCGAGGTGCGTTACAGCGGCACCGCAGAAACCGGGCCGTATGAGTCGCATGATCTCTCGACGTTCTGCACCAGCGAGGATCACGCCGTCAAGGTTGGTGCCTACATCTTGGCCAAGCGGCTCTACACCACGCACACCATCCGGTTTGCAGCACGGCCGCAGGAGCACAACATCATCATCAGCACAGGCGACATCATCCGCGTGCAGCTGGCGCGTGACAACACCACCTACGCCAACTCAGTGCATGACTACCTCTACCAGGTGGAGCGGATCACCAAGACACTGGCGGGTGATGTGAGCTATGAGGCCACGCACTTCCCGATCGACGACCAAGGCCGCAGCCTGATCGCGCTGGATGTGGCTGCTGCTGTTGGCACTGGCATCATCCTGCCAAGCGGCCGCACCGGCGTGAGCTGCGATGTGAACTCCAGCAGCGACAACACCATCCCTGCTGAGACGTTTACAGACGCCGATGGTGCTGACCCGCTGGAGCTATCACCAAGCGGCGGCGGACTGGGCTTCAACGATTCAGCGCCGACTGGCGACACCGGCAACGCTGACGATGGGTTGGATACAGGGATTCCGATTGCCCCACTGACGACATCACCGGCAGGCGAGATTCCACGCACTGGTGTCGCTCTGATCCCTCCAACTTCAATCTGCGGCGATGCAGGTGTTTCAAAGATTGAATGGTATGTAGATGGAGTATGGCTGCTAACGGTTTTTCCCGGTACATCTGTTGTTTACAACGAGTCCTTTGGCTCCGACAAGCGGCCAGCATTCTTGAACTATTTACAGGGAGCGCTGTTTATCGGAGCTGATACTCTTGGAGCAAATTACGAATCCAAGACCTTTTGCAGCAACGGTACGACAATCGGATCGCCCGCCACTGTATCCGCCGGCACTTATACAAGAAACTACGCCTTTAGATACACTAATCCTGACGTATTCGAGGCCGGTCTATACATCAGCGAAGGAGTTCCTCCGTACCTAGGCGAGTTTAGCGGCTCGCCAGCCATTTACTTCTACAGCAACTCCGTTGGCGGATTTCTGGTTGGAGCACAAGGCCCCAATATCAGGATTCTTGAGGCCATCCCGCTGTGACCACCTTCCCATCCCTTACACCCGCTACCCGTGCCTTCACGCCAGGGGAATACCCTCACACGCCGTTCAGCACGTATAACGGATTCCAGAATCGAGTGCGCCACAGCAATGTGATGCTCAGCGGCTCAGTTCGGCTGAGCTTCATTGCATTGGCTGAAGCTGACATGCTCAGCATCCTCAGCCACTACCAGGGCCAGTTCGGCAGCTTTGAAAGCTTCACGCTGCCGTCCAGCATCTGGAGCGGCGTCACCACCATCAGCGACTACCAACTGACGGATTACCGCTGGCGATACACGGAAGCGCCAATCGTAGACGATGTTTACTGCGGACGCTACAACGTCGAACTGGCACTGGAAACGGTGCCACCAGATGGAGCCTTTGCCAGTGGCGCTGAACTGGCAGTGATCATCACGCTGGCACCTGGAGCTGCTGTGACCACCAACGGCCTGCAGCAGAGTGTCACACTATCCATTGCTGGCGGCTCAGCTTCTCAAGTCATTGGCGGCGACGGTCTTCAGGAGAGCATCACGATCAGCCTCGTGGGTGGCACGGCTTCTGTGATTGCTGGCGAGGGCACTGCCGACGAGACAAGCTTCTGGAGCGACTGGGCATTTACCAGTAGCGACATTTTCTTGTACGAGCAAGGAGCAGCAACCGAATCGCCTGCGTATTGGATGACGTGGCAAGCCTTGCCCGAAAGCTCTCCGCTGCTATTTGAAGATGCCACCTAGCTATCGCTAAGCTGGAAGCACACTGATTAGACGTTTGCAGTCTTGGCGTTATGGCCGCACCCAACATCAAATCAGGCAGCTCCGTCACGACCGTCACCGGCAAGACGGTTGGGTATGCCGTCACCACCTCAATGGCTGCGGCGCTGAGCAACGGATCTAGCAGCGGCAAGGTGCTGAAAATCAATTCGGTGTACTGCGCCAACGTGGACGGCTCCGCAGCTGCTGACATCAGCCTGGAGCATTACAACGGCACCACCGGCTTTGCCATCGGCAAGACCATCGCCGTGCCAGCTGATGCCACCCAGGTGCTGGTGACCCGCGAGGCATACATCTACCTGGAGGAAGGCCACAGCCTCCGCGCACAGGCCAGCGCCGCAGGCGACCTGGAGCTGGTCATCAGCTACGAGGACATCAGCTGATGCTCGGCTTCAACGGTGGATTGATGGGCACTCGGCGTGTGCCGACAACTGGCGCAGCATCGGGGCTGTGGTTCCAGAACGAGCAGAGCGTGGCCAAGCGTGCGGAGATTTGGCCAGTTACTGCACAGCCAATTACAGCAAGGTACTTTCGGCTGGCAAACTTTGCCGACACCGCGCTTGACTCTAATGCGCTAGATTTTGGCGAGATTGAGGTTTACGACGGAGACACTAAACACACTGGAATTACATGCACTAGTAACATTACATGGGATAGTGGCAATAACAGTAATTTGGTTGACGGGATCACAGATACAAGCACTCGATCGTACAATCTGAGCTGGAGCAGCATACGGTCAACGGCAACGATCACACTGGATCTTGGCTCAACAAAAACCGTAAGCCACATAAAGATCTTCTGCCTTTACGCCGGAAATAGATTTCCCGCATCTTTTGACCTACAAAGCTCGGCTGACAATGTGACTTACGGAACCGGCACTACCGTAACAGTGGGAACTTTGTCTCTTGTAAGTAACGTTACTTATGCAAGCGCAAAAGTGGTTCTCTAATCATGCTCTACTCCCACCGCCAAGCCATCCCAGCGCCCCTCCCCCACCGCATCCGCTTTGCGGATGGCAGCACCCGCACGGACGCCACCACCTTCACGCCTGACGAGCTGGAGCGTGCCGGTTACAGCGGCCCTTACGAGCGCCCCGAGTGCAACCCGAAGCTGGAAACAATCGACTGGGACGGCACGCAATTCCTGGTGCGCCCCTACAACTTCGATGAACTGCAAACGCAGCACGCCAAGGTCCGCCAGCGGCGCATTGAGCTACTGAAGGCCAGCGACTGGACGCAGATCACCGACTACGACCTCGGCGCCGATCGTGACGCCTGGGCCGCCTACCGCCAGGACCTGCGCGACCTGGCCGATGCGCCCAACCCGTTTGACATCACCTGGCCGCAGCCGCCTGCCATCTCGGCAGAAT